GCTAATACGAGCTCTAATTGAATATCTCTTTCGATATTTGTTGATACGGTTTGTTCAAAATCAGCTGATGAAACTGCAACGCCTGAATGAGCATTAACTTTTTCCATAGTGTTTTGGCCGAGTTTAGTTTTCCAGCCTTTACCAGTAGCAAGACCCATTACCCAAGCGTCATCAATGTCGCTTTCGAATGCTTTTGCCCAGTCGCTGTTACCTCTATCTGAAAATTGTCTTTTTGACTCACGCATAGCGTTAATCTCATCTTTCTTTTCAGCTAGATCTTTTTGTAGTTCATTAACTACTGACTCTAAGTCGCCATGTCTTTCTGCAACGCGTTTTTCAACGTCACTAATGAGCTGTTCAGCTCCTGACATGCCAGCTTTGACAATAGTTTTGACTTTTTCTTGCTCAGCTTCTTTTTCTTGCACTTCTGCTACTTTAGCAGCTGCTTTCTCTTCGGCTTCGCTTAACTCTTTTGCTTTTTGTTCTGCTTGTTGCATTGCGATTTTAGCAGCAGTTGATTTTGCCACCTCTTCCGCGAATGCTTTTAAGTCTAACTCAGCATCTGGAGTAGTTTTTTCTGTAGACATATGTCTCTCCTGTTGAGTGGTATTACCCACGGCTTGTGGCGCATCAACTTCTGCAACCTTCGCTGCGTCCGTTACATGAGCCTGTTTTACGTCATTAGTAAATTCAGCTTTCCATTCATCATATTCTGATTGAGAATCGAATGATTTCGCAATCGAAAACATTGCGGTCTGGTTGCAAGGTACACTCACAACAGACACTTCGAATAGTTCAGCATCCTTTATTTTATACCCGTCGGTTTCCTTTAGATAATCAGCGTCCTTGACTCGGAAACCCACGGAAAATGCTCCAAGTACGCCATCTTTAATAAGATCTTTTACTTCACCTGCGGACTTAGAAATTCTAGCTCCAAGTTCGAGGCCTTTGTCGTTTACTTCTAATGAAGTAGCACGACCTATTGGTCTGTTATAGTCATGGTTAAATAGAATGATTGGATTACCCTTAAAGTTTTCTAATCCTCCATTTTTTGTCCATGCTTCATGGTCAATACTATCACCAGCTCTGTCTGATGCGTTCGTGCTAGCATATCCTTTGATATTTACACTTCCGTCATCATCTTCACCAAGTGTTTTGAAAGTAGATGACCAATGAAAAATTTTATCTGACATATTACTTCCCTTTTTCAGCTGGTTTAGCAGCTGGCTTTGCCTTTGCTTTTGGGGCAGGCTCAACTTTAGGAGCTTCCATAACAGTATTATCTACTCTCATTTTTGCTTCTACCATTTGAGTCATTCTAGCCCAAGAGCCAAACGCTCTTTTTGCAGCCATAAAACGCATTGGAACGTCTTTTGCTGCTTTATACTCATCAATAGTAAGGATTTTACCTTTCTTTTGAAAGTATTCCATAAGTTGTTTAAGTACTTGTGGTCTATTCATTATTTTCTTCCTCTGTTTCTTCAGGCGGTCTTCCACCTTCCTGGGGGTTAGCTGCGCTACCCGCTATATTTGCAGGGACTCTAAGGTCGTCATGTCCGTCTAGTGCGTCCATGTTCATAGCTTCCCTTACTTCGTTAGGTGTCATAATACCTGTATTAACTAGTGTTGAGTAATATGCCGCCTGGTCTCTTAGCTCTGGTTGTAGAGCTGGAACTCCATGCACATCTTCGGTAATTTTAAATCCAAAGTATCTTTCTAAAGCATAGTTCATTTTTCTAACTATAGGTAGTATAGTTTCTAAATAATACAATCTATGATTAGGTCTTATATTTGCATTGTTACCACCATCCATAAGAATTGGTGGTACACCCATAGCTTCTAATATTACTTTCTCGTTAGCCGCTATTGACGGTTGGAAGTCTAGTTCTTTAAAGTTTACTTTAGTTAAACTATCTACTTCTAGTCCGCCATCTAATATTAATGGTCTCTTTCCTCCATTTTTTGGATTATATCTAGTAGACCATGCTTGTAACATTCTTTCTTTAATCCTATCAGAAAGAGTATTAGGGCTCTTTAGTACTAACCCTGGAACTGCTCCGTTTAAGAAAAAGTTATCTTGAAACTTTCTCATATTGTCTAACAGGTACATAGTTCTGTAAGCTGCTTTTAGTCTAGGTACACCCCTATAGATTGAATGAAATGAGTTTTCTTTAATATGTATAATTTCTTTCGGGGTGTAGTCTATATGACCATCATATACATACTTGTTAACATAGGTCTGAGTATCAGATTCTATAGTAACATTTTGCGCAGGTAGATGATATAAATGGGCACCATCAAAATAAATAAAGATGTTCCCATCAATCAGTAAATCAATAATTAAATTCCTTTTAAAACTATTGATATCCTGAAAGGGGTTTGGCTCTTTGTTCAAGAGCAAATCTACTTTAGTTCTACGAATATTTTGAACTATTGGAGTAATACCCTGTATTTTTTCTCCAACATCAAAAGGTATATCAGAACTATCGTCAACAATCATATTGACGGCTCTATTAACTACTTCTAGTTCTTCGTAAGCAGAGCGATAATTATCTTTCTTTTCACGAGTATCTATTGATATCCCTTCTTCTAGGCCAATAAAGGTCTGAGCAGGATTTAACTTCTCATCTCTATCTATACCTAAAAATCTATCATACCATGCCATATTTGTCTCTCTGTATCTCCACCCATCTTTTCTGTTTTAGTGCTGTTGATAATTTTGGTCTCTTTCCATATATGCTGTGCAATCTCATGTGATGGGTTTTACATAATGTTGCTGCTTCGTCATATACTTCAGTAAGATGTTCCTCTATAAACTGTTCTCGAAGATTCATAATTTCATCGGCTGAGGTAATCGTAATTTTGTTATCCTTCATCCAAGTGTGTAATAACTCAGTCATTCCGTAGAAGTGGTGAAACTCCAGGTTTTCTGTGTCTCCACAGATAAAGCACTGGGTGTCTTTTTTATAGCCTGATTTGGCTTTGTCCCGTACGTACTTGACTAAATCTCTTTTTAAATCCATAAATTCCTATTACTGAAAATTATACCAAAATTTCACCTTTTTGTCAACATTTATTTTTTGGTAGGTTGTTAAATTAAAACGTATTGGCAGATGTCTCAAAAGTATACAGCGCATATCTAAGCGCATCAGCCATGTGACTTGCCATATTATGTTTTGGCTTTTCCTTCATTAAGTTCGGGTTAGGGTCCCATTGATATTGGTCCACGCATGAGAGTGCTTCAGAACATCTTTGGTCAATATGCAATAAATCATTATCAATTATACCTGCTACTTGACCTATACCATCTAGTACAGATTTCTTTGCGTTTATAGTACTAATATCATAATTTTGTGCAAAATCGTACCTAGTTTGCTGAGCTGCTGAGTCTATATAAATGTAATCAATGTTGTACTTTCGTATCATTTTATTAATTTCAGTAGCATGCTGTTCAGTAGTTCTCTCAGCGTCCATATACTCATCTATTAGATAGTATTTTTTAGTGTCCCAATCATATGCTATTACGCATAGAGCTGTAGGGTCTTTGTAACCTACGTCAAGACCTGCAAAAACATCCATATTTCTTGTATCTAATTGTTCAAAGTCTCCTACCTGAGTTTCAAAGTTGAAACTCCATACTTGTCCTTCATAAGTATTAAAATCAGCAAGATATTCCTGTGCAAATTCAGCACTTGACATTGCTTTCTTTGCTTCATTTATATCATTATCGCTAATTCTGGGATTTTCATGGTAGGTGGCTCGGATAGAGGCCCAATCTTTAAATTCGTTACTAAACCCTCTATGATAGAAATCAGCAAACCAGTTATTCCTTCCCCTTGGAGTTGAAATAAAAACTGCTTTGCTGTTTTCTTTATCTAGTGTAGGTCTAAGGGCTACATTAAAAGCATCTCTTCCATCAGCCAGAGCGGCTTCGTCAAAGATTATTAAATCATAAGACCTACCCACCGTAGAGTCTACCTGATTTACTGAACCCATTCTTATAGTAGAACCATTAGACAGTTCTATAACTTTATCTTTAGCATTATCTTTTGTAACTTCCAAATCAAAGTGTTTAATTAAACCTCTTTGTAAGTCAAAAGAAATTTGTGAAAGTGAGTAATTTGGTGACATAATTAATATGTTGGAGCCCGGCACGAGTGACACAAGCTGTCCAATGACATTTGTAATATACGTTTTTCCCTGCCTTCTCGAAAGAGCGGCACACACAAATCTATATTTTGGGTTGTTGACAGCATTGATTAACGCCATCTGTGAAGTATTAGGAGTAATTCCTAATAAGTTCATGTATTCTGTAATGGGTAATTTGATAAACCTTTCAGCTGCATCAAATTTCATAATATCAGTACTAATGATATCTGTTCTACTTATATCTAACATTTAGTGAATCGTCGTATGTTTTTTAATTAAATCTGTAAGCGTCTCTAAGTCGCGTCTTTCTAGTAGCTCGTAAGTATCACATAAGTTTAATAGATACAAGTACCCCATGCACAAACTTTGTACTTTTTCATCGGCATAAGTAACTGTACCTCTTTCTTGAGATTTCTTATCTAAATTATCAATAGTTACTGCTGCTGTTTCGGCAACATCTTTTAGCCAACCGTTTATCATTAGCTGTACTTAACTGGTGTGCCTAATACTGTCGCTGCTGCGGCGAATATTTGGTCAGTTGGGTCTTTCATGAGGAATGTTACTTCTCCGTCTGCTAATGTCATTGTACCTAATGTTACATCGGCTGCATTTGCTACAGTTACTAACTGGTTAGCATTACTATTATTAAATAGTCTTACTTCAGTTGAATCTGAAAACGTAGAGGCTGCTCCAACACTAGTACCACAGGCAGTTTCCACTGCGTATAATCTGTAGTTCATTTACTTCTCCTGTTTTTTCTTTGCTTTTTGTTCAGCTGCAATCATAGCATCGTGGATATCGACTTTACCATCTAGGTTTTTATCTTTACCATTAACTATATTCCAAACTTTTAAAGCGGTTTCTTTAATTTTGTTTACCATTTTACTTTATTTGCCCAATATGCTGCTGACATTTTGCCTTTAGCTATATTTTTGGCATGACGAGCTTTGAATGAAGCTCTACGTTTTCTTTGTGCCGTTGATTTTGGAGATTTTCCTGCTCCCGACACCCCTTGTTGTCCAAACCTTATAGTTTTAACTTTTTTACCTACTTTTGCCACAACTACATGTGACTTTGTGCGGTGATTGGGCGTACGCTTTGGTTTATTATACCCTGATACGCCCACTCTTTTCAATCTTGAGTCTTTCTTTCGTCTGACAGTTCTTTTCTTTCTAACGGCCACGTCTTTTACCTCTTTTTGCAGCAGTTCTAACCATGGTAGGCTTTCCACCAACTCCCTGCTTCTTAGACCTTTTACGACTAACAGCCGATCTGATCTGACTTTTACTCATTCTGGCAGCTTTTGCAGCAGGTACACATTTAGGGTAACCTTTACCCGTTAGCTTAGCTTTAGGTCTTCCACATCTAGGATATCTGCCATTCTTTTTCTTTGCTCCTATGTTTACCCATTTTTGTCCAAACCATTTTTTAAGTCCACTAGCCACGTCTATACCTCCCTCCTGCTTTTTTGTACTCTCGTACTAGATAAGCATTAGCATATGCACTAGGATAAACAGCAAACTTTCTTTTAGTTTTTGCTTTTACCCGTGCATATAGCTTTTTGTTAGTAGGTATATTTCGTTTTTTAGGTTTTGCTGCTTTACGTCTGCGCTTAGCAGGCATGATGCTT